TGAAAGTCAAACACGATTGGTTAAGAATGATAAGAAGATGAATAAAAATCATGTTTGCCAAACGTGTAAGTACCACCATTCATCTTGTGAGTGTGAATCACCCAATATCATACCTAATTCTGCTCAAGCGCCTGATTCGTTACAGCGTTTTAATTCAAATACGTGGGTGAAGTATTTGAATAATACACACAAGACTGCATTCAGAACCGATTTTCAAGGTTTTGTAGAGTCTCTTGTGTGGGAAGGTACAATAAAATCAAGTGCATTGCGTACCGCACTTGAGAATCACACTTCACATGCTGTGATAGCTGTTTTGGAGCGGTTACGTGAAGTGGGAAGATTGTACATTCGGAAATATCATATGGATGATATATCTATCTGGCTTCCTCATTGGAGTGAGGATTCTTGGATAGGCACATATGTGAATAATGTGTATAGGAGGAAAATGCTTAGAGCGATAGCCATTGGAAATCATATTGGTACAGCGCTCAATTTAGGAGTTGGAGTCGCAGTGCCGTTTTACTATCTTCCTTTACCTATTGCTTTGCCTATAAGTGCTGCGAGCACGTATGTTTTACCTGAAAATGTGTGTTCGCGCGTGGTATCATACACTGCAAAGAATTGTGTTTTAGACCCTGAACGTCCTGTTAGTTCTGTAGTTAAGTTTGCATACAACAAATGGTGTGAAGATGTTGTTTATCCTTATATTACATTTCCACTTATGAGATATGATATGGATTTTTATTTAAGGTGGCGTAAATTTAGGAATACAGTTAAAAGGTGTGCAAATGACACAATTGAACAATTTCAGCGCCCTAGAGTACAGATCCTTAGTCTCATATCGGCTTCATTAATTTGGCCTAGGGCAAGTACAGTGTGTGTGCTTGGATGTGCTGGTTATAAGTCATATATGAATGTAATGAATGGCAATGATCATGCTGATGAAGCGCTTAGACACACGTGGACTAATATTAAAGGTGTGTATCCTAGCGTGATTCGTGATATGATTATACCTAGCGCTGTAACGAGTTATATGACATACGTTGGAGTGCCGCATTTGTATGACACAATTGTTAATGCTAGTGCAAATACCATGATTAAACAACAGTCTACGCTCAATCCTACTCCTGCAGAGATAAGAGAACTTGATGCTCAAACCAGTGCGCAAGCATTTAAGCCCAAGTTTGAAGACCGGATTAAGGATGCAGTGCCTGTACAGGTAAGCAGGAGGTCTGGTGAAGTGGCAAATCTTATCGCGCGTAATCTTATGCATGTGAGGAGAGGTAGTCACGTTACGAACGGATTAATGTTGAAATCTGGATTTATATTGCTTCCTCACCATTTTATGGTGAATGAGACCACGAAATATAAATTTACTCGAAAGGCGAATGTAGATGGAAAATGTGGCAATGCCACATTTGAATGTCTTATATCATCAGTTGACTTTGTTCGTGTGGCAAATCATGATTTGGTTGTGGCATATTTATATAATTCTGGTGATGCGAAGAATATATTGAACACATTTGTGGACCGCACACCTATGGTTGAGCGTACTGGTCATATGTTTTACAGGAACAGGGATGGAGTATTGGAAATTAAACCTGTTACGGGAATTCGATCATGTACGACCACGAATAATCATGTTATAAATGGTAAGAGAGTTGATTTTCGTGGTCTTCAATATATAGCTGAGGGCAATTGCGATGGTATGTGCCTGTCACCAATCGTTACGGATGATATGAAATCCTATATTGCTGGTGTGCATTTAGGAGGAGATGGTGTGAGAGAAGCCCGTGGTGGCACGCCATTATATGGAGAATTGGAAGCTGCTTTACAGACGCTTTATGCACAACCCCACATACAAAATATTGCAAGTGAGGGTACTCTCATTAGAAAACAATTTGGTGTTGAAATATTGGAAGAGAAGATACATGAGAGGTCACCTTTGATATTATTAGAAGGTGAAAGGAATTA